CAGAAGGGCGGCAAGATGACGCCTTGGGTTATCGGCGTCGATCAGATCAAGGCGCAGTTGCTGCAATCGCGCTTGCTAGTCGAAGTGGTCGGGCAGCGGTATTGCCATTTCCCGGACACGTACTCAGACGTCTGGTTTGAGCAACTGTGCGCCGAGACGGCGGTAACGAAGTACAAGCACGGCGTCCCCTATGTGGTTTGGGATGCAGGTCGCAGGCGCAACGAGGCGCTTGATTGTCGAGTGCTCGCAATGGCCGGGCTCCGCATGGAGCGGCCGAACTTTGAAACGCTTGCGGCACGGCTTGAGGCAGAGGCTGGTGCGCGGCGAATTGGACATACACCAGTGGCGCCGACATTGGCCCGCCGTCCATCCTCTTACCTGAGCCCGCGATGACCTGGACAACTGAAGACCTGACCGCGATCAGTTCAGCGATTGCGAGCGGCGCCCTGTCCGTTCGCTACGCAGACGGTCGCAGCGTCACCTATCACTCTATCGGCGACATGCTGCGAATCCGCGACCTGATCCGCGCCGACCTCGGTCTAGTCGGCGACGACGCAGGCCGCACGCATCGCTACGGCACGCATAGCAAAGGCTTGGCATGAACTTACTCGACCGGCTAATCGCGTGGGCAGCACCCGCGCGAGGGCTTCGCCGTGTCCGCGCGCGGCTGCAAATTGACGCAGCGCGCAAGTATGAGAGCGCGTCCACCGGCCGCCGTTTCGACGGATGGACCACGCAGAGTACGTCCGCGAATACCGAGATCAGTCAGTCGCTCGTCTACCTGCGCAATCGTCACCGCGCACTTGTCCGCGACAACCCGTGGGCAGGCCGCGCAGTGCAGGCCATCGTGTCGAACGTGGTCGGCTACGGGTTCACTCAAAAGGTGTTCGGGCCGGCGCGCATCGGAAAACTGTTCAAGGCATGGTGGGGCTCGAAAGCCTGCGACGCGGACGGGCGTCACAATGGCGCCGGGCTTGAGGCGCTGATTCTGCGCACGGTCGCGGAGTCCGGAGAATGCCTGATTCGTCGCTACCCGCGCGCCGCTGCATTCGGTCCCGTGCCGCTGCAAATCCGCGTCCTTGAGCCGGACTATCTGGACAACGGCAAGACGGAATCGCTGACCAATGGCGGGCGCATCCTGCAAGGCGTGGAGTTTGATCGCGAAGGAAAGCGCGTTGCCTATTGGATGTTCACCGATCACCCCGGCGATCTGTTGACGGCATCAACTACGTCGGCGCGCGTGCCCGCTGAAGAAGTCGCGCACGTATTCCGCGGCGACCGTCCGGGCCAAGTCCGCGGTGTGCCGTGGGGCGCTGCGTGCATCCTGACGCTACGCGATCTTGACGACTACGAAGACGCCTATCTGCTGCGGCAGAAGTTGGCTAACTGTCAGGTCGGCGTGATCTTCGACAGCGAAGCCAGCGGCGCCAATGCCGACGCCATCGCGCTCGGAACCCCGCTGGCAGAATCAATGGAGCCGGGCCGGTTTGAGTTCCTGCCGCCGGGCAAAGACATTCGATTTAACACCCCTCCGAGCGCTGGCGACTACGGCCCGTTCGTACGCGCAGCATTGCTCCGCGTGGCGGCTGCGTATGGCGTCACGTTCCAAGCCCTCACGGGCGACCTGACCAGCGTCAATTTCAGTTCCGGGCGCATGGGCTGGATTGAGTTCGGCCGCAACATCGATGCATGGCGCTGGCAAATGCTGGTCCCGCAAGGTCTGGACGTCATCGCCGGATGGTTCGCTGATTCAATGCAAGTCGCAACCGGCATCCGTGCCGAAAACATCAGCGTGCGATGGGACCCGCCGCGCCGCGAAATGATCCAGCCGAAGGAAGACGCTAACGCGCTGAGCGTACTTGTGCGCAATGGGTTCATGTCATGGCCGCAGGCGCTGCGCGAGCTTGGCGAAGACCCCGACGCGCAACTTGATGAAATCGCCGATTGGCAGAAGCGCATCGACAAGCTCGGCGTGCGCCTTGACTGCGACCCGCGCACCGATAACCCGCCAGCGCCAGAAGCGCCGGCAGACAATGGAGACATGAATAATGACGACCCGCCAGCGGGTTGACGGCCCGCCGCTGCATCGCGCGGCTAGCGTCGACAGTTTCGACGATGAGGCGCGCACCGTCCGTCTGTCGTTTTCCAGCGAAGAACCATGTCTGCGCGCGTCCTTTTGGGATGAGCCGTGGGTCGAGGTGCTTGGGCACAACGATGACGAAGTGGATATGTCGCGCCTTGCGTCCGGCACAGCTCCGGTTCTGTTCGGCCACAACGCATTCGACCGCGAGGCGCATGTGGGCGTCGTGGACAAGGCGTGGCTGAAGGATGGCCGCGGCTATGCCGATATCCGAATCAGCAAGCGAGCCGGCGCCGATGGCGTGTGGCAGGACATCAAGGACGGAATCCTCAAGTCCGTATCTGTCGGCTACAAGATCAATGAGCGAACGCTCACAAAAGCAAATGAAGGCAGCGCCAACGAATACCGCGTAACCCGGTGGCTGCCCATGGAAGTCTCGCTGGTCCCCGTGCCAGCAGATGCAACGGTAGGAGTCGGACGAAGTTCCGACCCGCTGCCACGATTCACCGTAACCGCAGCACCCGAAGGCCCGCACTCCGCGGGCCTTCTGCATTCAAGGACCAACGAAATGACCGATCAGACTGCACCGGCCGCTCCGGCCGTCACGGAACCGGCTGCATCTGCGCCGGTCGACAACACCCGCGCTGTCGCAGATGCGACCATCGCGGCATCTCAGCGGGCCGTCGAAATTTTGGGCATCGCCACCAAGGCGGGCCTGGATCAGGCGTTTGCCTCCGAACACATCGCTGCCAATTCGCCCATTGACAAGGTGCGCGCCGCTGCACTGGACGCGATGGCCGAACGGGCGTCGAAGGTCCAGCACAATCCGAGCATCCAGACCGGCGCCGATCAGATCGACAAGACCCGCGCCGCTGCCGAATCCTGGCTGCTGCATCGCTCTGGCGAAAAGGTCGAGAGCGCCGCGCTCAACGGGAACGAGTTCCGTGGCATGTCGCTCGTCGAGCTGGCGCGCAAGTGCGTCGCGCTCGACGGAGACAGCACGCGCGGCATGACCAATAGCGAGGCGGCTGCTTACGCCATGCGCGCCGGGGGCCACCTGAGCACCAGCACGTTCCCGATCCTGCTCCAGAACACGATGCACAAGGCGCTTGAGGCGGCATATACCAACGTGCCGGACGTGTGGCGCGAGTTCTGCGCGGTCGGCAACCTGTCCGACTTCCGCCCGCACTACCGCTATCGCGCCGGCTCGTTCGGCAACCTGTCCACCGTGACCGAGAACAACGAGTTCACGCACGGGACGCTGGTTGACGGCGAGCGCGAGAGCATCACCGCCGGCACCAAGGGCAAGTTGCTGACGATCACCCGTCAGATGATCGTGAACGACGACCTGGGCGTCTTCATGAACCTCGTTCGCGCTATGGGCCGTGGCGCCGCTCGCACGGTCGAGGTCGACGTGTTCGCGCTGCTTGCGTCCAATCCGACCATGGGCGACACGGGCGCGCTGTTCAATAGCACGGCCGTGACCACCGCAGGCGGTCACGCGAACATCACCAGCTACGGTGCGCCCGCGGTTGCGATCTTCGACACCGTGCGTCAGGCGATGGCGACTCAGTTGGACGTCGGGCAAAACGACTACATCAGCGTCCGCCCGTCGGTCTGGATCGGCCCGGTTGCGCTCGGCGGCGTCGCTCGCGTCACCAACGAGGCGCAGTACGACATCGACCAGAGCAACAAGACGTTCTATCCGAACAAGTCGCGCGGCCTGTTCGACAAGATCGTCGACACGCCGCGCCTGACTGGCTCGGTCTGGTACGCCTTCGCCAATCCGTCTGAAGAGCCGGTGATAGAGGTCGGTTTCTTGAACGGCCAGCAGACCCCGTACACCGAGATGCAGACCGGCTTCGAGGTCGACGGCGTGACGTGGAAGGTGCGGCTCGACTACGGCGTGGCCGCGGTTGGCTGGCGCGGTGCTCACAAGGTCGTCTAACCCACTTAGCAATCAATGACAAAAGGCCCGCCAAGTGCGGGCCTTTCGCATTTCAGGAGTAAGGAATCATGGCAGTTCAGTTTTTGCAAGTCGGCGACACGATCAACTACAGCAACGCGGGTTCCGCCATCTCGGCGGGCGCCGTTGTCATCATGGGCCATACCATCGGCATCGCGCTGGTGGACATCGCGGCCACCACTGGAACCGGCGCCGTTGCGGTCGAAGGTGTTTTTTCGGGCGTGCCGAAAGTCACCGCGGCCGTATTCGTGCAGGGTGAGAAGCTGATCTGGGACGTGTCCGCTGGCAAGTTCGACGACAGCGCGGCATCCCCGGCAACGGGCGACGTGACCGGCGGCGCGGTTGCCTGGGTTGCGGGCGCCAATCTGGAAACCACCTGCACCATTAAGCTGACCGCTGGCAACGCGACGCTGACCTAATGGCTGACCCGTTCGACACTGCCGACACGGCCATCTTCGGTCGCTCACCGGCAGCATCGGCAACCGTCACCAACGGCGCGACGACTTACACCCGTCGCGCCTTGCTGTCTCGTGACGTTGAGTACGCAGACCTGACGAGTCAGACGTCCATGCGCGTCGATACGGTCCAGTTCCCGCGCTGCGGCGGACTGCGGCCGAAGGTTTCGACGATCACGATCGCCGGCACTGTCTACACGCTTGAGCAGCGGCTATCAGACGACGGCTATTGCGAAACGTGGAGGGTCAAGGCATGAGCGGCGGATCAATCGCGGAGCGTCAGCAAGCTCTATTGGTTGCCCGCCTTCAAGCCATCCTGGTCAGCAACGGCTATCTAGCCGACATGGGCGCCCGTGTGTACGAAGAACGGGCGCATTTCGACGAGGCCGATACGTTCCCGCTGCTGAATGTGCAGGTAGTTGGCGAGGTTCCCGATGGCGACCAATTCGGCGAGCGTTGCCAGATTTCCCGCACATGG